CGATAATTATGGCGTGGTGGGCAGCTCACAAAAACGTTTCGCTATTACTTTGGGGCGATGAATAATGCAAGTTAAGTCTTTTCTGATTGGCACAAATGATGATGGTTGGCGCGTGATCAGCGGGCAACCCGAAGGCCGTAACGGCGATGTCCTAGGTGCGTACACGGTTGTGCCGATCGTCTATCGTTGTGCCAGGCTTCGGGCCAAGAGCGTGCAAAGCATGCCGTTGGCGCTCTACAAGGGCACTAAGGATATCAGCGATACAGACGATGGTATCATCGAACTGGCCCGCATCAGACAACTGCTCTACCTGTTAGAGCTGAGCTTGACCATCTATGGACGTGGCCACGCCATCAAAGAGCGCGGCGTACTGACCCGGCTGGAGCGCCTGCGTTGGGTGGCTTCGCCCGGCATCGTGCCGCAATACGATATAACCAAAGGCATCTCAGGCTATGCCCGTGGCTCAGTTGTCTTGCCTGCTGATCAGGTTTTGTCTGTTTGGCTGCAAAATCCGGCTGTAGACATCGGCCCAGACGTTAGCCCTGTAGCCGTGGCGTTGCGGGCGGCGGGCGTGCTCGACAATATCGACACATTTCTAGAGCGCTTTTTCGACGGCGGGGCGATCAAAGCAACCTTGCTCCAGATCACGGGCAACGTTGCCGAAGGCGAGAAGAAAAAGCTGGAAGCGTGGTGGAAAAAGGCGCTTAGTGGAGTTAAGAACGCTTTCAATGCAGCTGCTGTATCGGCTGCTGTTACGCCCGTGCCGATTGGCGATAGCATCAAGGATACGGTCAATGTCGAACTGAACAGCTCGAAGCTAGCTGACGTACTGACCGCTATGGAAGTGCCCGCCTCGTTGGTTCTGGCCAATGCAGCTAACTATGCGACTGCCAGTCAGGACGCGAAAAACTTCTATTCGCAATGTATTATTCCTGAAGCTCAGCTGATCGTTGACGAGCTCAACAAGTTTTATGGTCAGCAAGGTTTAGAAATCTATCTTTTACCTGAACGGCTCGAAGCGTTTCAGCAGGCCGAATTGGATAAAGCGAAGGCGCTTAAAGACATAACAGGCGTGCCCGTGCTTACGCAAAGCGAAGCCCGCCAACGACTCAGCTTGCCCCCGCTTGCGCCCGATAGCGTTGAGGCTAATCGGTTAGAGCTTGCCGCTCAGCTTACGCTAGCCCAACAGATGGTTGACTTGGGCTATTCGATCGAACAGGCCGCCCAAATTGCGGGATTGCCTGAGCCCACAAAGCAGACTGAACCAATCGTGATCATTGAGCAAGCGCCGCCCGCTCAGCCACCCGAACCAACTGAAGAGCTTGAAGACGAGCCTGAAGATTTGGCGGCTGAAGATCTAAAGAAGTGGGCGCGTAAGGCCATCAAGCGGCTAGAGCGCGGCCAGAAAGCGGCCTGCTCATTCGATAGTGCCCATATCAATCCGGCTGACGCTGAACTGATCAGCCACAATCTAGAGCATGCTCACGACGCCGAAGCGGTCAAGGCGGCGTTCAAGCTGTCAGAAGTAGGTGAAGGCCTGACCGAGCAAGAGCGGCAACTGTTCGAGCTGTTAGAGCCGATTCTACGGCGTTGGGGCGCAGCTGCACTAAACGCCATTGTTCACGGCGAATCATTCGACGATGGGCCATTGTCCGCCATGCTGCAAAGCGCGCTTATGGGCGAACTGTTGGGCGTGGCTTTGACTGTGGCTCAGGGCTTGGGCGAAGAAATCGGGCCCGACTACGGCGAAGACTTGGCAGATACAGCCGCACAGTGGGCCAGAACCTACACGTATGACCTCGTGCAAGGACTGACCGAGAAAACGCGGGCGGTAATCGCCAACGCTATCACAGCATATCAGACCACGCCGGGCATGACTAGGGCTCAAGTCGAAAAGCTCTTGCAATCGGCGTTCAGTCCAAGACGCGCCGAAACGATCGCAATCACAGAAATTACGCGGGCAGCCTCAGCTGCAACAAGCGCGTATCAGCAGCAGCTAGCATCGAATGGCCTAACGTTCGTGCGCATTTGGCGGTCAGACAATGACGATATCGTTTGTCCTATCTGCAACCCATTGAACGGCAAGAAAGAGGATGTTTGGGCTGATCAGTTCCCAGATGGGCCGCCCGCGCACCCGCGTTGTAGGTGCTCAACTACACTGAAATGGGTCAAGCAATGATTAAGCGCTTTGCAATCATTATAAGTTGATCTTCTGGCTCTCGATGTTATACGAATTGAGGAAGTGCTATGACCGTTGAAGTTAACGCCGCCAAAGCTAAGAAGCTGCTGAGTACTCAATTGAAACCCGCGATTGAGGCGGGCGCTATGGGCATAGCAGCAGCTATACAAAACGCACTAGCGCCCTATCCCAAAGCCGCCCCGCGTCAGGCAGGCAAAAGCTATTACGTTCGCGGCAAGGGCTTGTTTTCAAGTGGCGGCAAACTTCAGCGCTCTAGCGAAACGCTTAACAGGCGATGGAAGATCAGGAAAATCGCTTGGGGTGCTCGACTGAATAACAATGCCTCGTATGCCCAGTTTGTTCACGGGCGCAAAAAGCAAAACAGGTATCACGGCAAGCGGGGCTGGATCAGAGAAGATCAGGCGATACAGAAGGTCAGGGCAAGCGGAGAGATGGCAGAGATCATGCATGCAGCTCTCGCCGCAGCGTTCAAGGAGAATGCAAAGTAATGAGCCAAGAAACTAAAACATTGCTAATGACATTACGCCGGGCGCTCATTATGGCTTTGAGTGCTGTTGAAGACTTACTAGACCTACCAAGAACCGTGCCAAACCGTGCTGAGCGCCGTAAGGCTTGACATGCAGTTTTGAGACGCTATAATTAATACTGAAAGCCTCCTTCGTAAGAACGCGGCGACTATTCCTTAACCGGAGTATGTCGCCGCTTTTTGTTTTACTCAAGGATTAACCGTATGGCTCTTTCGTACGATGAAATAATTTGGATCTTATCGCGCCAGATCAGCGATATAACCGCAAATTCGGCATACACCGAGTACACATATGCTGACTTTGTGATTGTGCGTTGGGCGGGCCAATTTTTCCGCGCCAACTACAGTCTAAACGCTAACGGTGTACCCACTGTTGAGCCAATTGAGGCTTGGGTGCAAGTGGAGCGGGCTTGGATCGCGCCTGCCACCAAGAGCACCACGAGCACCAAGAGCACCAAGAGCGAAACCCCTATGCTGAGTACACGAAATGCCGTCAAGAAGGTTGGCGATTATCGCATTAGGGGCTATGGGGTTGTATTCGGCGGCAAAGATCTTTACGGTGAAACCTTTGAGAGTGATACCGATTTTGGCGAGAGTCGTTCATTTATCGGAATGCCTGTTTACTACGATCACGCTCTTGGCTCAATCCGTTCACAAATTGGCGAAGTCAAGGCGTATCAATTTGCTGATGACGGTATCGAATTCGAGATTGAGCTGGACCGCCGTAAGGCTTACGCCGACACGCTCATGCAACTGGCTGATGCTGGTGCGCTTGGCATGTCTAGTGGTTCAGCTCAGCACCTCGTTGTCATTGATGACAATAAGATCAGGCGCTGGCCATTGCTAGAGTTGTCACTCACCCCAACGCCCGCCGAACCGCGAACCAGCGCATTACCCGTAAAAAACCAACCTCCAGAGGCCAGTCTACAGGCGCTAGGCGATAGCGCAACAGACGAGGCGGGAGACGATACATACATTATTTTGGAAGATTAGGAGACGATTATGGCGCAAATCATTAGCGCTAATGAAGTGGCCGAACAGTTGGCAGAAAGTGCCAAAGTTTCGGGAAAAATCGAAGAGCTTGTTGGCCAAGCCGTCCAAAAAACGGTCAAAGCGCTTGAAGAGCGTCTGGTTGACCCCGCGAACGGCTACATGCTAGCCAAAGACGGCAACGGCAGTGAGGTCAGAACATTCGGGGATTATTTAATCGCTGTGCGCAATGCGTCGCAAGGCGACCAGAACGCAATCAAACGCCTTAAAGAGCATTACAAGGCGGCGGCGATCAAGGACTTGTCGGGTGGCGCGGGCGCAACAGGCGGCTATACCATTCCTGACGATTTTCGTGCTCAGCTCTTGCGCCCTGCCAGTCCCGCTTCAGCGTTGGTGACCCCGCGTGCTACCGAAATTCGCACTACTGGTCGTAGTGTGGATTTCCCCACATTAGATACCGACACTGCACCATCGGGCGGCAATGCAGTTTACGGCGGCGTGGTTGTAAGTTTGACCGGCGAAGGTGCAAGCAAAACGCAAACTGAACCCGCCTTCGGCACGCTCAATATTCCTGTTTACAAGCTTGCGGCTTACACCGTCGCATCTGACGAACTCTTGGATGATAGTGCCATTGGTCTTGAGGACTTGCTGATTACACTCTTCCGTGGAGCAATCAACGAAGAGTGGGAAGAGTATTTCACCAATGGTAGTGGCTCAGGCCAACCACTAGGCTTCGCGCATACCAATGCGACCGGCACCATTACCGTCTCGCGCACTACGAGCGGCAATGATTTCGATTTGTCTGACGCATTAGCCATGAAGAAGCGCTTGCTTGTGCGTGATGCAAGTAAGGTTGCTTGGGGTATGCACCCGTTTCTTGAGCCGGATTTGATACAACTGGCACTGAGCGGCAATACCCTTGTAACATATGTGCCAAATCTGAATGACGCGCCCCCGCTTCGCTTGTTGGGCTACCCCGTGGTGTTCTCTGAGCACTTAGCCGACCCGGGCGATGCGGGCGATGTGGTGTTGGGCGACTTCAGCGGATACTTGAAGGTAGCCCGCCAAGACACGACTATCGACACCAGCATTCACTACAAGTTTGTGAATGATCAGACCACTTGGCGCGTTGTCGCACGTCAGGGCGGTAAGCCTTGGTTGTCTGCTCCTGTCCCACTGCGCCGCCACGCGAACGGAACGGGCACAAACGAGCCGTTCACTCGTTCGCACTTCGTCAAGCTTGGCAGCTAGTTTTTGCGGTGAAGTGGTAGTTTTTAGGCCACCACTTCACCAACTGGAGACTGATATGCACCCACAAGCCTATGAATTTGTAGCAGCAGCCAAGATTGCATTTACTGAAGAGGAACCTGAGCAGGTTGTTGAGCTTGGCTCGTACAACGTGAACGGTTCAGTACGACCATTATTCCAACATAGCAAATATGTCGGCGTGGACAGTCGCGCGGGTCGTGATGTTGACATTGTGGCAGATGCTACTGAATGGGCTGACGCTGAAAACGTTGACGTGATCGTTACCACTGAAATGCTCGAACATTGCACAAAGCCCAAAGCAGTCATTGCTAATGCTCGAAAGATGCTCAAGCAGGGCGGGCTGTTCATCGCTACGATGGCCGCGCCGGAGCGCAAGCCGCATAGCTGCGACGGCGGGCCAGTCGTACCGCCTGATGAACATTACGCCAATATCGAACCTGACGAGCTGCGCGGGTGGCTAGCCCGTGGTTGGGAAATCTTAGACCTGCAACACTACCCTGATCGTGGTGATTTGTACGTGGTGGCTCGAAAGAAATGACTAGGATTTTAGCCATAACACCCGTTTGGCGTGAGCTCGATTTCGTCATCGCAGCTCAGCAGGCCATGCTTGATGCGTCGCCAGTCCCTGTCGATTGGTGGCGGTGCAGTTCTCAGACCTACCGAACGCCTGACAATCGCAATATCAGCGTGATGTATCAAGCTGCTGTTATGCGGGCGCGAGCTGGTGGTTATACGCACTTACTCACGCTCGAGGACGATATTCTACCGCCCACTGACGCGCTACAGAAGTTGCTGAACGCTGACGCACCTGTAGNCTANAGTTTGTATTGTTGGCGACGCTCAGGGCACCAC